AATGTTTCTACTGAAGAAACTCCAGAACCACCAAGAAGATAAAATTTATCACCAACAAATCCACAGCAAGCTGATACTCTACTTGCGTGCAATTCAGACTCAAGCACGTCAACGGCCAAGTTATCTAAATTTACACGAATTATCTTTTTTTGATACTGAGTAGAATCTATATTTCCAAAGATATATGCATAGCTACCGATTCTACAGCACCTATTTGCTTGGTTCACCATATAAGGTAGTACATTGTTATTCTGAGTATATTCTTGTGTATCGACATCAAATGTCTGTATAGACTTCCGTGGGTCAAATGAGACTCTTGTTGTGCCTCCAAATACATAAACTTTGCTTCCTACTGCAACACAAGCTGCATTATAGGTTCCTTGAGCTTGTACTGGCATATTTCCATGATAAGTAAATTTTTCTGTTGTTACATCGAAAACTGATACAGTAGCAGAGTTTGTACTTCCAATAAATGAGCCAACAAGAAATATTTTATTGCCACTAACACAGCCACTTGAAAAATAGTATACTTGCGAACCGGGAAAGGGATAAGAAACATTTCTTAGTGTAGTTTTTTCTCCTGTTTCCAAATCAAACTTATCTACATACTCGGAATCTGCTCCAACATTATGATTAAAAGTATATATGTATTTGCCAACAGTAAATGCGAGTACATAATATTGGTAAACCAGGTCTGAATAAAAAGTCGTTTTTTCTCCCGTTGTTACATCATATCTATATATATCATTTTGCTGGCTACCTGTATATGGACAAACAGAATAAATATAATTACCGTATGAACACATTTGCGGGTAGTCATTTCTAAGCTGAGAAAAACCAACTGTCCAATTCTTTGTCTCCGTGTATTCATTTCCATAATTCAAAACAGGACTGCATTTCACGAAGTCTGGCTTACTTACCAACGGAACCCATAGTTTGCTTGTATCTACGGGAGGGGTGGAACCAAAGTCAATGTTCAAATCAGCTCCACCACCACCCAATGTAATAGGATTTCCTAAAATACTCATATTCACCCTTTCCGGGGTGAGTATTTAGTTCACCCCTAATATATTTAGTGCGTTCTGCATATCCGCTACATAGCTTTCACCGGAGAGGGATTTCCATTTGAGGTCTTTGCTGTCGTAGAGATATGCGTTTGTTAATTGTGCTATATTGTTACTGTCCCCAAGATAGGCATTGATTACCTTAACCTTTAAGTCTGTATCTTTGGATTTAAGCGCCGTCCACAGTCCATCGTAGCCATAGTCTTCTTGCAAGAACAGGTGGTTGTTAGTAAGGGGAGTTTCAACGACAAATTTCGCTGTATATGGAACTTTTGCAACCATATAACTCCCACTTTTCGATGCATTATTAGGAGCGCATATTATATACTTTGCTTCGTTTATTTTATAAAATAATGCCCATATACTAACTTGCGGAAGAACAGTAGAAAGCTGCGTAAATTGATTTGTAGCTGTGTCAAATTTATAAATAGTATTTATTTGCGAATCGGGAATGTCATTATTAAAATCTGTTGAAGAGCCACCAAAACAATAAATGTATCTGCCATAAGATATGCAGGTCATCCCAGCAACATTAACAGGATATGTTGTTACAGATACACATGTATCATTTGAAATATCATAAGCATACACACCATTTTTAGGAGAATATTGTTGTGCTCCTCCCATTATGTATATCTTCGAACCAACAACACATGTCGTAAACATCTTTCCCGGTATTGGAATTTTTGCATTTGATATCAATGCAGAGTTCGTATTTAAGTCAACTATTTTAATTGAGTTGGTTGTGTTAGCGTAAGATATGCGTATTCCACCAAACAGGTACAATTTATTATTGGCGTATTCCATCGCCATATAGTTAATTTCTGAAGCGCCTAACGAAGAGTCGAAAGGCAGAGAACAAATTTTTTCTGCTGTTTTTGTAGTTAAATTGCTTTTAATTATAGAATTACTATAACCCGTTCCCGAAATTGATGTGGAATTTATCGCACAATAAACAATGTTCCCGTGTTGACAAAAAGAATAGCGGCCTGCGTTTGATGAAGACCCATCGTGACCTAAAACAGAATTCATTGTTACTTGGTCAACAACATTCGTTTCAATATTCAATCTTTTTAATGCTGTACCGGAATACCCCCAATACAAATAATTTTCATACTGAAATGAAGAAGACCAGCTGCCACGTGCGCTTGCAAATTCATTGCCAGTTCCAATCTCAGAATAATTACTTAAATACTCACTTCCAAATGCCAATTCTGGCTTACACTCAACAGCATCAGGCTTTTTCTCCAAAGGCACCCATAGTTTAGTTGTGTCTGTCGGAGGGGTAGAACCGTAATCAATGTTGAGTTTTACCCCCCCCCGTTGGTAATTATTGGATTGCCATAGATGATGCTCATGCGGTTACCTCCGTTATCGTTACCTGTACCGCCATATCCGCATTGGGCTTTTCGCCCATTGCTTTGGCGGTAAGGGTACCATTGTTGTTCTCAATCCAAAGGGCAGATGTGCCGCTGTCTATGATAACGCCAAGAGCGGTTGCGTCCATCTGGATATCCACCTTGCTGTTGGCCGTAGTTCCAAGCCCGCTGATGGTTTGGCTGTACGGACTTTCGGAGCCGAGCCAAGATGCCGCAGGAAGCGAAAGCTGCTTAATAACAACCGCACGGTTTATCTTGTACTCCATCTTTCCGATGGCCTGCGTTACCGTGTCTGTTGTGGTTACATTCTGCCGGGAGGTTGCCTGCTTGTAGCCGGGGATTTTGATTTGGCTGCCGGTGTAATCGCCGGTTTGCGGTGTCACCGCTCCGGTGCGGCCGTTAAAGCTCGCAACAGTACCGGGGCTGATGGTGTGCGCTACATACTGCAAATCGGAGATCATTGTGGGCTGGGCTGTGTAAGTGGCTATCGGCAGCTGGTACACAGTACCGCTTGCATTGATATCCTCCTGCACAAGTGCCGGAAGCGGATCGGCTGCCTGCGTCACAAAAGCAATCGGCGCTTCGGTGTTTGCCATGTCAATTTGGATAAGCAATCTTCCGGGGACGGAACCGCTGGTCGGAAGCGTCGCATTGATCGTCTGGGCTTCCACGACAAAGTTTCGGCCGAGGATTATACCACGGCCATCGGAAACATTGATGATGTTACCGCCCTGTGTAGTTACCTCAACGCCAGTAAAGATCCCGCTGTCGTTGATAATGTGATTGTATAGATACGCATCATCAGTCGGCGTGACGATGGATGCGTTATACTGGAGCAGCGTTATCATGCGTTTGCCCTCCTTTCAAGGATCAAAATTTTGGTAAGGTCGGCACGGACAACGCCGAAGGTCATTTTTGTAACATCCTGCGACCTTGCATAGCCGGTAAGGATAGATTTGTAACTACTGTCGCCATCAATGACCAAAACCTCTGTGCCGATGGCCATTGAGGTATCAAGTACGCCACAGTCGTTTCGGGCAGTCAGCTCGATCATGTTGTCATACTTTTGCGGGCTTAACGCTTCGTAAGCCTTTTTGTATGCAGCAGATTCAAAATTGATATCCGTTTCCAAAAACTGCGCCGCAAAAAACACAGGTGTAATTCTGTCCGTGTTGTTTGTGTCGACATTGCCGTTAGGATGTAGATAGTAGGTTATGCGCTGCGTCTCATCGGCCTTGTTGTAGATGGTTACCTTGTTCAGCTGGCCTGTGCTGTCGCCGATGATGATGTTTTTGTCAACGATAGCCTGTAGGTTTGTTTCTATGACAGCAGTCTCGCTGACCTTGCCCACCTTAACAGAGATTGTCTTTTTCTGCGGGTCAAAGCTCATGTTGACAGCTACGCCATAAGCCGTCAGCGATTTCGTGATGATTTCGTAAAAGCTGTGGATGTTGTCCTTTAGATTGAGCGCCCCGGTCGTTTCGGAGGTCGTTTCCACCGTCATACCGGATATGTTTTGCAAAGCATCTCCAGAAGAAACAAAGTTATCTCGGATGATTGAAGCAATAAAAGGCTCGATCTTTGCAGAGGTCGTGCGATCGAAATATACCTCGGTGTCAAAAAGCGACATAAGAGGCTGCGCCGAAATCGTTACGCCCGTTTTATCTGTTTCCACATCGTCAACGATTCCCTGATAAGCTACATTCCCGTTTTGGTCTGTAACGCTTATAAAGTCGCCCTTTTTTGCATCCAGCTTTACAGCCCGGAGAGTAGTTTTTTCTACGGTCAGGTAGTCAAACTGTATCTCCGGGCTTTCAATCGGAGCAAAACTTCGGAATGTGAAATCCCTTGCGAATACTTCGCACTTAAACAGAGTATGCAAGTTTCTCCACCTCCACATATGCTACGATATCCGATGTGCCGTCGTGCGAAAATGTCAAAGTGCTTTCTCCCGGCGGAGCATAGATAAATCTTCCGGTCGAAAAGTCGCTGGACTGGTACAGGTTTTGGATGTATGTCCCGTCGAGCGCATACTCTGCGATCTCCATTGTTGCAGGGTCAGCATCAACAACGAGTTTGTGTCCGTCAGGGATTGTTGCGGTTACTTTTCCGACCGCTACACGGGTACCGGCCTTGATAAGCGCCCAAGCAGGATTGACGACCGGGCCGAAGATTTGCAGTTTGCACGGTGATGCCAAATCCCCGTTTCTTATTTTTGCAGTTCCTGTTGCTGTTTCTGCGTAGTAATAAGGATAAGTGTAACTGTACCTTTTAATTCCTTGGTCTGGCGCTTGACTTTGTGTTACCTTAACAGCTTCGTGCCAAGTCCCGAAGCAGAGGAATGTAATCGGTACTGCCAAATAGCCGGATTTCAGTTCCGACTTATCCGCAGACTGCACTTCACACTTGATTTTGTACCATGTGTCCAGCGGGGAATACATCAGGTAAAGCGGGCCTTTTGTCACGAACGAAATAAACGCCTGATACCGGGAATAGTCGAAGAATATCATTTCGCCTGTCACGGCATACTGGTTAAGGAATTCATCCGATACCAGCCATGCGCTTCCGGCTTGGATGGTGGAGTAGGTTTTGCCAAAGCCTAATCCACCTGGCGCATTGAAGTACGCCGTTTTGTCCATCAAATCCCATTCGGCGCCGACACCGTTCTTGAGCTTAAATTTTCTCATCAGTAAGCCCTCCCAAGCGCACGGTTGACCGCCTGTACCAAGTTCCTTGCGGCAGCTTCACCGGCTGCGTTATCGTAGCCGTTAAATGTGTTGTTCATTTCGATGGTGATGCCGCCACGGTCGTTTCCGTTCAGTGGCATAACATGGGCACGGCCACCGGCCATGGTAAGCAGCTCCGGCCCGGCTTCGCCGACGATGGCGCTGCCGGAGGACAAAACTCCGCCCTTGGCAAGATAAGCAATTTTTCCGATGGTCGGAATATTAAATCCGAGGGACTTACCGCCCAAAACAGGAACCCAATCCGGAACATCAAAGTGAATGCTGTTAAGGCCGTTTATCATCCAGTTAATGGCGTCAATAACCATGTTGATAAGGCCGATGATTCCATTAAGAGGAGCCTTTGCAATCGCCACAAGGGCTGTAAAGATGCCCTTAAAGATTTCCTGAACACCTGTCCATGCTCTTTCCCAGTCCCCCGTGAATACGCCACGAATAAAATCGATAATACCGTCAAAAACGGCCTTTATGGAATCCCAAACGGATTTTACTGTTGCGAAGAAGAAATTTAAGATTTCCCCCAATACTCCAAACGATTCCGACCAATCCGTCGTAAATACGCCCTGTAAGAAATCATCCACACGCTGGAGGATGGCCTGTATCTCGTCTCCACTTGTTGCAATCCAAGCAACAAGTCCTACAATGGCAGCTATGAGAAGCACGATAGGATTTGCGATTATGAAATTTATGGCCGTTATCAGCGCCGGGATAACCGTTCCAGTTATAAAACTGATGGCTCCGGCAATTCCCGAAATAATGCCTGCAATCGGGGAAATCGCCGCAATAAGACCGCCGACAATAAGGATCGTCTTTTTGACCCCATCGTCTAGGTTTGAAAACCAACCGATTGCATTTTGAAGCCCTGCGACGATTTTATTGATAATCGGCAGCAGGATATCACCGATAGAGATTGCCAAGTTATTGAGCCCGTTTCGGAGGATTTTCATCTGGCTTTCGGTCGTAGCGTATCTCTTGGACGCTTCTTCCGATAGTGCTGTGTTTTCCTCCCATGCAGTATTTGCGGTTGTAACAGCATCGTCCAATACATTGGACGCAAGGGCTAACGCACGGAGCATATTTGACTGGCGAATCCCGGAGAGCCCCAATTCATCCAATACGGAGATTGTGTCCTCTCCATTTTCGTTCATCTTCCCAAGCCCGCCGATGAAAGCACTGATTGCGTCTATCGGTTCATTGCCCCACATATCTGCGAATTCAGAAGCAGATACACCAGCGATCTTTGCGAATGTTTCAAGATCATCACCGCCGGCAGACACAGCCTTGCTTATTGCGGTCATTGTTTGGGTCATTGCCGTACCGCCTGCCTCTGCGTTGATGCCAACAGAGGACATTGCGGTGGACAATGCAAGGATATCCTGTTCGGACAACCCGGCAACTGTACCAGCAGACGCAAGGCGTGTAGCCATCTCAACAATATCGCGCTCTGTTGTGGCAAAGTTATTGCCAAGGTCAACGATGGTACTGCCGAGTTTGGAGTATTCATCAGCGGTCGTTCCGGTAATGTTGGCAAATTTGGCAAGTGCAGAGGCAGCTTCATCAGCGGAAAGGTTGGTTGCTTCGCCCAAGTCGATCATAACGCGGGTAAAGTCAAGTACATCATCGGTGGCAATACCCAACTGTCCAGCAGCTTCCGCAACCGCCGCAATCTCCGTAGTGGACGCAGGAATTTCTTCTGCCATGTCCAATATGCCCTGCCGGAGTGCCGCAAGCTGCTCTGTAGTGCCGTCTACTGTTTTTTCAACGCCAGCAAAGGCGCTTTCAAATTCTACAGCCGCTTTTGTGGCTGCCACTCCTGCTCCTGCAAAGGCCAAAGATGCCGGTGCAAACTTCTTTGCAATGGTCCCGGACTTTTCTGCTATTTCGCCGGTAACCGCTGAAACCTGTGCAAGTGCCGCACGGCTCCTGGACGCTTCGGCCTGTAGGTCTTTCAGCTTTAGTTCGGCGCTGGTCAGTTCCCGGACTAACTCACGGTATTGTTTTTGGTTGATCTCCGTGCCGTCCGCCATTTCCTGATCCGCTTTCTTTTTGGCGTTTCGGAGGCTTTCAACCTTGTTTTCTGTATTTTTGATTTGTTCCCCGAGCAATTGCTCCTTTTGTTTGAGCAGGTCAATATTAGTCGGGTCGAGTTTCAGCAGGCGATTGACTTTATTAAGCTCCGATTGTGTCCCACGGATTTCGCTGTTCAGCGAGCTGATCGCTTTCGACAATCCCTTTGTATCGCCGCCGATTTCAACAACGATGCCTTTAACATTTTCAGCCAATCTTACCACCTCCTGCAAAGAAATCACGCAAGCCGCCGGGTCTGCCCCTTATGGCATACTGTTCTGCATCATTGGCCTTTTCGATCATCAGATCGTAGACCATTCCGCAGGTCATGTCCTCCAGCGCTTCGTCGGATAACCCGAGTTCAGCGCAGCGGAGCATAAAGGTTGACCCGGTGGGCTCACGCACGGTTTGTTTTATTTTTTTTTTGGAACAGCGGTAGTCTTGTTGTTGAGGCTCCAAAGCTCCAAAATGGCAGGCAGCACTTTGTAGATGGAAAACATCTCAAACTGCTCCAGCCACTCGTCAACATTGTCTGGGATAGACCCGTCATATTGCCGAGCCATGATAAAAGCGACATCCTCAAAGATTTCAAGATCGCTTACGGAAAAAGAACCGTCCTCGGATGTCGCTGCCGTTTGTAGCTTTTGCAGGTCACGGACAATGTCCCGCCCCACCTTATGGCGGTAAATGCGGGGGGTCAGCGCATTAGCGCACAACCCTACGCTTTTTCCGTCGATCTCGATTACTTTGTTCATTTCAGCCTCCAGTCGTCGGAGTGAATACGGCATTGTACCAGCCGTTTACGGTGGCCTCGGGGGTTTCTGCTGTGGTATAGGCAAGGGAATTGCCATTGGCCAGCGGGGAAGCGGTGATGCTGACGGTCTGTGTCTGCGGCTCCACGCTCTCCGTAGTGGTATTCAGCTCACGAGAGGGACGGGTGCAGGTGCAGTTATACAGCACAAACTTGGTACCATTGGCGTCGCCCTCCTCCTGGAACAGCAGCGCAAAGGACTTGGGTTGAACATTGGCGTTTTCTATCATCACCTTGCTGGTGGTGTCCTGGGTATAGCCAAAGATGTCCTTGAGGAAGGAATCGGGGAAAACCGCAACCTCAAGATCGCCGGTATAACCACTGTTGGCAACCGCCACAAAGTATTGGATGTTGTCTGCGTAAAAAGGAGTGGTATCGCCGGAGGGCTCCATGGACAGGCTCACAGCGCCGGGGATTGCTACAGGCGTACCGTAGGAACTCCCATCGCTTTCGAGCACAGCATAATGGACATTGGAAATACCGAATTTAACTTTATCAGCCATTATTACACCTCGATTTCATAGATGACTTGGTTACATTGCTGATCTTCAATGTAACTCTCGGACTTCTGCCAAAACAGAGAGGACAAAGCCTGTTCGACTTTGCCCTCTGCTGTTAGGTCTTTATCTTTTGTGTAAAGTTCAACCTGTATATGGTTGATGGGGTGATACACCACATTATCAGCGCCAAAATTATTGGAGTAGGAGACGCGATAGAGGATGTACGGTAACTTTTGCGGCTTGTTAAAGTAGCCGTAGGCTACGGCCATCCTCGTCTGTTTTAACAGGGAATTGACCTCTTGTAGTGTCATCCTTTCTTAATCACCACCTTTACACGGGTTAATAGTTTCTGCTCTGCCTTTTGCTCCGCGGGGCCGATGTGGGGGAACGGACGAGCAGAGCCTTTTGCGGTTCCGCCGGGGCCTGCGTGGCCATGTTCCAGCAAGTGGGTGAGCTGGTAATCCGTTTTGTTGAAAACCCTCATGCGAATGTCGCTGTAGCTCTCATATGCAACCTTGTCACGCCAACCAGCCTTATAATCTCCCGTCAATACAGGGCTGCCGGAAACAATGTCTTGGCGGCACTCTTTAGCTACCTGCCGAACCTCTTTTTTTATGCCATCCGTGACATCCTGGTCATAGTTTTTCAGTTCGGACAGGATCGCCGCCGCCAGCTCATCCGGCTTAACCGTTTTCGACATCGTTGCCCACCTTTTCCTCAAGATACAGCTCTATTTCATCGCTACCTGTTGCAAAATAGGTGCGATAAATGGAATAGCGTGTACCGCGCCACTCGGCTAATTTCTGCCCAGCATAGTTGGCGATAGGAGTAATTGCCACGATGGACGGCTGCAGGCCGTTTTGACCGGCGGAATAGAACTCCGCCCGCGTAGCGGACTGCAACCGCGCCCATACCTGCGTTACGGTTTCTGTGGCAATCTGTACGCCAATGTCGTTTTGCTCAAAGGTTTGGGAGATCAATGTAATGAGATCATCCAAATCAACCACCCGCCTTTTGCTCAAACAGCCGGTTGTTAAGTGCCCACCGGAGCATTCGGGGCATCGCTACCGCCTTTTCTCGGCGCTGCCGGTAAAGGTAGGCGGCGTACATCTCCACCAGCATGGCATCGCCGGTGCTGGTGGAGAGTACAATCCCTTCGGTAGCAATATACTCCTTGGCAGACGCGATCAGCGCCGAAAGGTAATCGTCGAGCGCTGTTGTGGAAAGCTGCAAATCAACCTTCAAAATCACGAGGATATCGGCGTCTGTCATGCTTTAACCCCCTTTTAGGAAGCCTTGGTTACATTGACGGTGTAAACAACAGTCTCGTTACCGTTCTTTACAGTGACGGTCAGAGGATGGGCAGTACCATCGGCCAGCCAGGTAACAGTGCCGCCGTTCTTCACATTGGCGTTGTTGTAGGCAATAGCGACCTGCGCACCGGCAACCTCGGTAGTGGCGTTTACTGCAGCAGTCGCAGCGGAAGCGGTAGCGGTGTAGCTCAGCACATCGCCATCAAAAGCAGGGCTGAGGGACAGGTTTCCAACGGTCAGAGCGGACAGCTTGGCGTTGTTGGCGGTATCAGCCGCAAAGGTCATGGAGGTGGTTACGGAAGCGCCGTTAATGTTGATCGCCACAAAAGCGCCGGGGATAACGGGCATACCGTCAGCGCGCTCTTTGCCGCGGAATACGGTGTTGTCCTGAATGAACTGAACCTCGCGGGATGCTTCGATAGTCATGCCGGAGCGCTGCGCCCACAGGTACAGGTCGCCATAGCCGCCAACGATGTCGCCATCGGGGATAAATTCGAGGATTTCCACATCACCGCCGATGATGGGCATGGTCATACCGTCAAAGGTGACATACCGGCCCAAAGCGGTAGCAAGGATTGCCTTGGACTGCAGAGTAGCCAGGGTCTTGCTATTCATAGCCCAGAAGCGCTCGCCGCGGGAATAGCGGGTGAAGGTGTTACCAGCAGCAACAGCCAGCGCAGCCCAGAAAGCCTCGCCGGTAGAAGCGGTGGGAATGGTGATGATGTTGGAGGTATGCAGGTCAACCCAAGCAGGAGCATTGGCCGGGTAATCGCTAGGCTTGCTCTCCTGTGCCAGACGGGTCACGATACCGAGAGGCATCTTCTGACCAGCGCCCTTACCGTACAGGATGGCCTTATCCTTGGCAAGGCCGATAGCCTCGGACAGCATCTCGACGATCCAGGAAGCAAGGTTTACATCGTTATCCTCCAGCAGGGAGTTACAAACAGGAACATAACCGGCAACCTTGAAACCGTCGAGGGTGATCTGGTTAAAGCTGAAGGTCAGCTCATTGATAGCGCCACACATTTCAGTCCAAACGGCCTCGGGGACAGTACCGGCAATGGTCTGACGGGCTTCGCCATTGACATTGCGGATGCGGACACGACGCATCAGCTTGGAGTAGCGATACATATTCTCGGCAATGAGCTCGAGGAATACAACAGGGATGGTCAGCTCGCCACCGGTGATATCTCTCTTGCTGTGGGCAGCGTTACGCAGCTCCGCAAAGAAGGTCTGCACATCGGGCTGGGCTACGATAGCGTCACGCTGCTCCTTGGGGAGAGCGTCAAAGGCGCGTACATTCATAGGGAGGGAGCGAATGTTGATGGTATTCATAGTAAAATCATTCCTTTCGTCTTTCTTTTTGGGTTCGTGGTCAGCTTTTGGTGGATCTTTTTCAGCGTTTTCCAAATCCTCCTCAAGGCCCTTAATTTCTGCGGACAGCTTTTCCTTTTCGGCGTTGTGGGCATCCTGATCCTCGGTAAATTGGTTCATTGCATCCTCAACTGCCTGCTGCTCCTCTTCGGTAGTGGCTTCGCCAATAGCCTTTTCGATTTCAGCGGAGCGGGTTGCAAATTCGGCGTCCTTGGCGATCAGCGCATCAAAAGCGGCCCTTTTCAGTTCCAGCTTTTTGGCGATCATGATGGATTTCAGTGCCATATCAGCACTCCTTTCTTAGTTTTTTGAGAGCGTCGGCTCTCCATTGGTCGAGCTTGCGCTCATTGATCTTTTCAAGGTCTTTTTTCCTGGCTTCTACCATGGTGTCCTCATAGGCCGGGAAGGTTACGACCGATACCTCATACAGCTTGACTTTGCGAATTGTCCACACAGTTGTGCCATCCGGCCGGATTTCGGTTTCCTCGTCAAGGATGTCAAAACCGAAAGAACACTGGGAAACATCTCCACGCTTTACGCGCTCATAGGCGTTCATAGCGTCTTGGTCGGCTTGGTTTACAAGGATAGACCCCCAAAGGCCCAAATCATCAACGCGGAGGGTCAGTGTACCGGCTGTAGTTCGTCCGAGTACCATTGTGGTATCATGGTTGACCAGCGCCCGGATATCATCACCGAGGGTGCCGTCAAAGGCCCCGCGGTCAATACGCTCAATGGCCTTATCCCACATCCGGTACTCACCGGTAAAGGTTGCGAAATAGCCCTCAATGTAAAGGTTTCCATCGGCAGCGCGTGTCTTAAAGTCGCCGCTGCGGCTGATTGCCTGTCTTGCTCCTACCATTTACTCACCTCCTCCGTTTAGTTTTTTCTGATCGCCGAGACGGTCAGCGGGAATGTAGTTTTCAAGGGCCAAAAGCTCGTCCATGCCCTCATGCGGAGGAAGCCCCACCCAACTGCGCCACTCATTCCGCGTCATTGCCATGCGGTCAACCATTTCCGCACCAGCTTTGATGGTTTCCTCCAAGGAATAGTTGTAGAGGGAGCGAACATTGAAGCGGAAAAAGTAATCCGGAGATACGAGCAGCTTTCGGCTAAACTCCTGCTCCAAAATCTGTGCAATCGGCATGATACGGGAAGAAATAAAGTTGTTCCATTCGTCTCGCTTGAACTCGCCAACGCCCAAAACAAAAGGCGGAACACCGAGAATGGTTGCCACCGTCGTTTTATCCAGTTTTACGAAGTCTGCCAGCGCAAGATCGGACAGGGTAAGGGGCCGTACCTGTTCCACCGAGAATTGTTCGGCCGGAATCAGCCAAGGTTCCCCAGCTTTGTTGGATGCCGCAAATTCCTCAAGGAGCTTTGCTCGGCCCTCCGGGTTGGAAAACTCGTCTATCATAGCGTCAACCTTGACAATAAGGGACGGTTTCCATTCGCTTGCCATGAATCCCTTTTCTGTTGTCGCCGCCTGCTTTAGGTTATTTGCCACATCAGCCAGCGCAATGTTGTACCCAGTACCTTGCCATGGGTAGTAATTGCTCGGATTGATTGCAAAGTGCAGTACATCCTCCGGGTCATAGGTTTTCCCAGATATTTCGATGCTGTAATACCGTTCCCCATTCGGGACAAATGCCACAAATGCCGCCGGAATCGGGTCAAGCCGCCGAAGCAGGCCCTTCCGGGTCTTTGGGAGCACCACAGCGTTCCCCCTGCCATCCAGAAGCATTGTCTTAATGATCCACTGGATAAAATTTGACCGCCCCATGTAGCTGTTTGGTTCGATATCCACTACACGAGACAGCCCGTTTTTTACCCGGATGTCTCCACCGTCAGTGTTTTGCATCAGATAGATTGTCATGCTTCCGATTAAGTAAGCGATTCTATCAACGGCAGCACAGATTTCCGGGTTGTGTGCAAGGTCTGTATATCCGGAACAGGTCAGGTCTTTCCATCCGGTTCCATCACACAGGCATACAGCGCTCCGCGTTTGGGGCTTATCCCGAGAGCGGAAGCGCTCAAAAAAATTTGCTATGCTCATTTATCACCCCACCATTTCTTTCCTGCTTTAGATTTATCCAAAGCCTCCAAATACCGCACTGTGGCGAATACAGAGGCGTCGAACACATCAATTCGATTTGTCGGTCTTACCTTTTCGTACTGGATCATGTCGTCAGTCTTTTCGATGGCCGAGACATTCCCAACGCAATACTCGTAGGCTTCGGAATGCATATAGTACAGCGTCCCATTTTTGGCGCTCTGTTCAATATGCCGGAAGCCCTCGGATTTTTTGTAAAAAAACTGCGGCTGATCGATAATGTTAAAGCCTGCCGTTTTCATGCCAATGAAATACTCTCGGCAGAATTTTCGATCATGCCCAACCTGTCGGATTTTGAATCCCTGCTTGCGCATGGATATAAACCAGTTGACAACATCGGCGTGGTTTACGGTCGGACTGTTACACATGGTTAAAAGACCATCATCAGCCCAGCCGAAAAGCGGTATACCATCCTCGTCGGCCTTAACATGAGCCTGCACCACAGGGAACCAAGCGTGACTGATGATGATATCCACGCCTTTGTAATTTCCAAAAAGCGCAGCCGCCGTTAGGTCGTGCATTTTTGAGAGGTCTGCACCACCGTACCAGTCTATTGGGAGCTTGGAAAGCTCGTCCAGCGTCCAGTTGTATTTTTCATCGCTTCGCCGGAATTCGTCGAGGTTGAAATAGGACTTGATAGCCCCGGTATAGACATTGAGAGACTTTGCGAAGAAATCTTTCCGCTGCTGCGGGTCATTCTGCGCCTGCAAGCTATCGTTTAGAATTTCCTCCGGCCGGATGGAAACGCCATAGGCCGGATTGGCCATCTCATGTACCAGGGGATTGGTATAGTCGATATTTCCCTCCTCATCCGGATTGGCGCAGCACATAAAGATAAAATATTGTTCGTCCTTGATGGTGCCATCCAGCACCTTTCGGCAGTATTGCAGCCGCTGCCCAAGGAAGCCCTGTTCGTTATCGCCAGCCGTGGAAATGCCTATCAGCAGCTTGTTGGTGTAGGCTTTCATGGCTTCCTTAAAAAGATTGTACTGCTTAGGCTTTGTAAAAGCGTGGATTTCATCGCAGATCGCAATATTGCAGTTAAGAGAATCCTGCGCATCCGGGTTTGCAGCCAGAGCGCGGATAAAAAACGAGCCGTCTGGAAGCTCTGCCTCCATTGAGTGCTCGTTGTTGTTGTCAATGATCTTTACACCGCCGCCATGCTTCTCGTCCTCGCCCATAAGCCGGATGTTATAATCCAGAAAATTAAAGCTTTCAAGGGACTGCATCAGAGCCGCGGCCGATATGTAGGTTTTGGAACCGCTGCGCCGGTACCACAGGGACAGCGCCCATGCGAGGGAAGCGGCAAAACTGGTTTTGATGTTCTTTCGAGGGATAAAAATAAGGGCTTCATGAAACCGCACCACATCGGTGCCTTTCAACTTAAACCCAAGAAGATTGTATATGATGAATTTGTGAAACGGCTCCAACAGGAACGGCTTTCCCCGGAGCGGTGTACCGTCCAGCTTTTCCCCCTGCTGGTGGCAGAGGGTCTTTTCGATGATTTGAATACAGAACTCCGGCCCTTTCGGCGCGAAATCGTACTCGTCATTATCGAGGTCAGCAAAGAAACGGTCAACAGCCTGCCGCAATTCCTTGCAAGCGACCTTTCTCCCGTCTCTGATGCTTTCGGCATACTCAAGGACTACGGGCCAGTTCTTACCCTTAATCTGTCTCAAGGCTGGCAAGAGCAGCGGCAAGGCCGCCCTTTTCCTCCTTTTCCTTCACTCCGCCGGTCATTTTGCGGAAACTCGATGGAGTAAGCCCCAATTCGCGCCAGTATGCCAGTGCGCTCTTGTTGAGGTCGTCCCACAGAATCAATAGAGGGTTTTTTACCATGTTTGTGGCGTTCCCTTTGTTGGTATATTCGATGACGGACTTACCGCCGGACTTTTTGAACTCGGCCTTGGTCTTATCCCGCTGTTCCAGTATCTCTGCAAGCGTTTCTACCGCAGATTGATAAGATGGGTCGGCCGTACCGAGTTTTTCCATCTGTTTTCCGATAGTTTCAACCCATTTTTCCTTTGTCATGGCTTCCCCTTTCTCAAAAATATACCGTAGAGTTGGAAAAAGTTCCCCCCGCCGGTCCCCATAGACAGGCGGAAGGCGCAACGGATAGGGGGGGGTATCAGTAACGGCCCCTTGCTGCTGTTGCTTTTTCTGGGTGTTGTTTGTTATGGCAACCCTCACACAGGCTTACTAAATTTTTATCTTCGTAAGCCAGCGCCGGGTACTCATCTGCGTGTTTGATATGATGCACCGTTGTAGCCTGTACCGCCTTTCCGTACCGCTTGCAGTGCTGGCACATATATCCGTCACGCCTTAATATCTGTTGGCGCTTCCTCCGCCACCTGGGAGAATTATAATCAAATACAATGTTCATTACCCGCCCTATCCCTCCCGGTGTCTACTATGCCGGGCTACCAATTATTGTTACCAAACCGTGGTTATCCGCTTAGTGCCTGTCTTGTTCCCGCACAGCAGGAGCGTCTGCGGCTGCTCATGGTCGCTCTCGCTGCTGGGCAGCAGCATCTTCCGGGCTGCGTAGCCCCCGTACTGCTGCCATGCGGTACAGCTAACCACTACCAGCTGCTTGGTACGGATAACATTGTTGTTACTGTCCACCACGATCTTTTTGGGCTTACTGATGGTGCCTTTGTGGGTATGGCCAACAATCAGAGCGTCAATGCCCTCTATGGTGTAGCCGAAGCGCTCATTGCGGTTGACCGTTGCACCGGTGTAAATGCCGCCGCCGGAGCCATGGGTAACAGCCATCGTATAGCTGGTGATAGGGATATCTCTTGTTACCCTGCGCCCAATCTCCAGTTTGAGGAATGCTATGTCCTCGGCGTAGTAGTCCTCCATGTCCAGCTTGCACATGATATCGCCCATAATGTCTTGGTCGGTGTCCCTGGCTGTCCTCGCTTCGTGGTTACCGGATACCGCGCAGAGTATCTTATCCTTGATGGGCGTTAGCATTTCCACCATCATCTTTTTCTGCTCCCGCGGGCGAATATAATCCTCAAAGGGGCTTCCCACCGCGTTCCTGGTATTGTTGTTGATGAGATCGCCGCCAAGGATGAGATAAGCATCCTCCCGCTCTACCCGGCGGCAGAATGCTTGCCAGCCCTCTTTATCATGTAGGATGCTGCCCAAATGCACATCAGATACCGGATATACCTTGATGGTGTCGTTCTGCGGGATTTTGCGGACTATTAAATCCAGAGGTATCCCCTCCTTTATGGCATAAAGAAAGAGAGCGCCTTTCGGTACTCTCTGATTGCTTTTTTGTAAGGCAGACTATTGCGAACTTGCGGCCTGCCAGCGCGGCACCTTTTTTACGAAGGTCATGTATCTTCGGCCGATGGGATAACGGGGCATCGGCGGCCCCGTAAAAAGGAAATAAAACATGAAGGTGGAGCACCCGATAGGGCTTGAACCTATAACTCGCTGCTTACAAGGCAGCCGCTCTACCATTGAGCTACGGGAGCAGATCGCCGGGATTAGGGGCCCGGCTCCCCACCAGGAGGAATGTCAAGGGAAGTCTGTGTTTTACCACACTATCAGTATACACTGTATATGCATCTTATTTCTGCAATGTTTCTGCAAACTTTACAGTTCGGTCAACCCATACCGGCAAAGGGCATATCTCCGGATGGCTTCGTCCTTATCGTAGTAGATTTGCCGCTCGCTCTCGTTAAACTCCTGGCAAAGCCGCTGTATGTAGCCGTATTCCCGGCGGATGTAGAACAACTCAAGGATGCGCCGCTGCTTTCCCGTCAGGCAGGCCAGTCCTTTCTCCACTTGTGAAGTCTGCCACTTGACTACCGCAAGGTTTGCCGAGAGCGCATCCCGGCGGGAGATTGCGTTAATCAAATGATCTTCCCGGCCGCAGCCACCACCCTTTACTGGTGTAGCATCGCTGGTAGCGGACCGAATGCCGTCCATCTGCTCATTGTAGCGGCGGATTTCTTCCGGCAGACTTTCCAACGACCGGAGCTTATAGCTATGGCATTTCAGCTCGTCAATGCAGATGCGCTTGTAGTCAATCATATTTCTCCCTCCTCCGGCGGTTCCTTTTCCGCCCGCCTTTCTCCATAGCTGCAGAAATCGTCCTCGTGCATCTGCGCACAAAGTATATTCGGCTTCCCCGGCGTGCCATCTCTGTACTTGCAGTCCTTACATCTGACCACCGGCACTGCATCCGCAGTGGGGACGCTATCAACCAAATCAAGGATTGTATCCTCGTCAACGGAAGATAGGGATGCGTCCATAAGGGCCAGAATGAATTTATCAGCATCAATTAACCGCATCGTTGTCACCTCCGTCCTTTTTATATGGAGAACAAAACATCCTATCAACCCAAGACACTTTTCCGCTTCCGCCAGTAGCGCATTTTTTCGACTGGCAAGTTCTGTTCTCTTTGTGGTAATAGATGCAGTCCTTACATGGATTTCGCATCGTTGTCACCTCCGTCCATCTTTGCACCGCAGTTGGGACAATAGCTATACGAACGATCAACAGACGGGTCAAGTGTCCACCAATTACAAATCGAGCACCTTAATTGACCATAAGTGTTGATAGTTGGAAGATCGTATTCCCACCGCCCATGCACCACCGGGGCCACATCAGCGGGCTGGAAACAATCTACCTCATCGAGCATATCGTCAACCCAACAGGCACGACACCAGCATCCGTTGTGGTCTTTTCCCTCCGCCTTGCACGGCTTACAATAACGCTCCTCAACGCTTTTCTTAAACGCTTCCCAGTCCAAGTATTCAGCCATTGTCAGCCCTCCTGTTCCAAAGCCAAGCCATATATTGACGGTATCCACTCTTATCAAAATATTTTCGGAAAACACCGCCAGCAGATGGAATTGTCGCTTCGCACCGCGAGCACTGAGGTGCTTTGTTCTTTTCATCCCATTTTGCTTCACCGCCACAGAACGGGCAGGACTTCAATTCAGTCATCCTTCATCGCCTCCAATGCTTTCTCCGCCTCCTCGCGGGTGAGGAATACGGTCTTACCAATGCTTGTTCCATCGTTACGCAAACGGTACGCACAATACCCATCAGGCCCACGATTACAAGTTGACATACATAAATTGTCCTCGTCCGTGCACACCGTTCTGATGTCCGGCGGTTCAAGCTCCATTTCTCGTGGCACATTGTCTCGTCCAGTTACCCATAGTTTTTCGCCCACCCTGCACGGCATCACCACCAAGCGTCCCTCCTTGTCTGCCTCGGCCAGCTCCCGCAGGCGGGTATAACTGCAAAGGCTTTCCAAATCAGCAAGGCGCATCAGCTTCAGCGCGATCTCGTCTGCGCTCTCATCCACTCTGACCTCTTCATTCGTTAGTCGTTCCATCACTCTACCTCCCTTTTTCGCTTCACTCTGTAGCATAGTTTTCCGCACCGTTCACAGACTGCGTAATTTGTGTGGTACTTCCCGCCGTGCCGGTCGCTTCTGCGGCGAGATACCTTAACATACGCATACTTGTTCAGCTTGTGCATACCAATGCGGCAAAGAAAAGGTTTTTTCATAATTCCACCTCCTTTATCCAGCGTCCCGCAGCCTAAAAAAGACTGTAATGCTCAAGTCAAAACCGTCATTAACGATCTCACGTTCACCGCTTTCTCTCCATTGTGCGCCTTTGTTATAAGACTGTTCGATCATTTTTGAAACAATATTGTCAGTAATTGCGGAAGCTAATTCAACGGTTACGCCCTGATGCTTAAAGAATTTAAATTTATATCCAAACTTGTCCGGCAGATGATTGTAAAAAACATCAATCTTATCATCTATCCTTAATCGCAATTGCGTTGGGACAACACTCCGGTCTGGGGGATAAAAATCAATATTCATTGTCGCCCTCCTGTTCCAGCTTAATCTCTCCGTCGCTCTCTGCAGATACCATATCGCTCAGGTACTTAATATCCTGTTCGTCAAGCCCTAATATGTCACGCTCCCCATCGCTGTTGATGCCTTCCTTTAACAACACGATATCCCCTAAAATCCAATTTCCATGATAGTTCGTCCCGTAAAGGAAACTGCCGAAGATGTTCCTCGGGAGGTTAATAAGCGCCCCTTCTTCGTTGACTATCATGCAGTACGGGCGCTTCAAGCGCACAGGGCGGACGACCTCAATCCACCCTCCCACGGCCTCGCCGATGCTCTTGTGTGCAGGCTCGGAAAACTCCTGCACCCGCATCTCGTCCTTTGTTGTGATTACTATTCCTTTCACTTTTCTACCTCCTAACATCCAGTCCCAACGCCATAATCGGGATTATTGGCAATCTTTGCAGTTTCGTCTGCGGTCAGCGTATGGTTGCTTGCAGTATATGTAACAGGCCCTTTGCACCTGTTCTGACACGCCAAGCACTCACAACGGTTACAGTTACTTGTTGTATTCTGACGGAACGGGCAAAGATGATTGAAACAGTCCATCATTCTATCTCCTCTTTCATTTTTTCATACAATTCGCTAAACCGTTTGCTCCACTTCCTTAGCCCGAAGAAAAAGCACGCGCCTAACACAATCCACAGCCCGCTGGCGATGTTTAGTAATAGATTATCCATCATTCTACCTCCTGCATCCAAAACTCTCGACAACAATCTACGCACCTTATTCGAGGTTCTTTACACTCGCCGTCACCATCTCTGTGCGCCGCAGAAATATACCGCGGACAAATCTGCAGCACCCCGAACTTGTCAGCGAGTGCCTCCGGATTTCGCTCCAGAAACACACTCTGCCGCGTCTTGCGCGGGTGTGCAGCAGACCACTCCTCAACGATCTTGACGGCTCTTTCGGGGTTTTCAAACATCCACAGATAGCATTCGCTCATCACCGGTTTTTCTTCATCCACGCGGCATCCTTCGCAATCCGGCGAAAACGAATTACACATTCTTGCTCTTTCCTGCAAAAACTTCACAGCGTCCATCACATATCCCTCCATTTGCACCCGTCACACGCGCCCTCGTGTGCTTGTTTGTACTTCCCGCAGTATATTGGCATAGCTCGTTTTCCTCGTACCGGCACACGCCTGGATGGTTTACTACGGGGCAAAAATCTGCAACCGCCGGGCAATCGCCGTTTACACAGACTTCATCTTTCATCCATTTACACATCATTCTACCTCCTTAGCCATCAGCAAATCCCTGTAGTCCAGCAGCAGCGCCCATATCTGCTCCGCATCGTCATAGTCGAGGGTGACTGCCCCCTCTGCGTCAACCAACGCAGCCAGCCTTTCTATGTCCCGGATTGTTTCGTAGTAGTCCTTTACGGTCATTGGCTCACCCTCCAAAATTCTCAAGATAATATTGCTTGCAGTCCTGCCAACCCTTGTAATAGGCTGCCTGCTCCCGGCGTTCCTGTTCCTCCGCGGTGATCTCCGCCTGGGCCACTTCATCCAACTGATTCCACCTTTCGGCCGAAATAGCCGATAGAACCATTATGCAGAAAGCAGCTAAGATTATCGTAACTACCGCTGCCGTCCAGTTCCTCATAGCGAATCCCTCCTAAATCCGAAGAATGTCTTTATTTGCGGCAGGGTCTCCAGCCTGTGGCCATCTACCGTTATCAGCGCTGCGTAGCCCCGGCCTATCCAGCCATTGTGCCAAATCTCCCGTGCCTCGTAGTAGTCCACACTCTCCCGGCGCTCTGTTGTTTTGCCGCAAACCCTTATCTCGATGTCGATTTTCCCATCCCGGCGCTTTATCCAATTCTTGGGGCGCTTATACTTACCGGATGCCGCCGCATCCTTGTAGCATTGCTTTGAGCAGTACTTTTGTCCCGGCTGGCCGAAATAGTCCTTCCCGCAGTATTCGCATTTCTTCGGCTCGGCTTTTTTCATACTGCTTTTGCGGGCCCGGATGCTGTCCATGGCCTTTTGGCAGTCTTTGCAATACAGCTGCCGGGTGTTGGTGCTGCCTATCGGCCCTCCGCATCTCTTGCAGGGCCGGTTGGGGTCTCTCTTGATTCCATAGCGAGACAAGATTGGGGCCACAGAGCCGTAATCAAGATCGAGAATTAAGGCAATCTCCCTGTTTGTCTTGCCCTCCCGCACCAGCTGCTCCAGGAGCTCCGGGTCGTTTGAATTAGAACAGCCGATTTTGGCGTTAGGAAAGTCTTTATCGTATGACATCATAACTCACCACCTTTTCCTGCTCGGCCGTCTCTGCGCGCCTTTTTATGGCTTTGGTGACAGCGTTCCATCGCTTGATAGATTCCTCGGCACTTTGTCCCTCAAAAAGCGGATTCTCCCGCTCTATTTCCGTTCCGTGTTTACCCATTGTGTTACCTCCTCTATGTCAATTTCTGTTCTTGGGTTTTTGGGGTCATATGCCCCACGCAGCCGCAGCTCGACATGGTCAAAGCTATCATCTGCGATTACTCCCCGGTGTACCAGCCCGTCCATCAGCATCTTGCCGTTGTAGTTGTCCGGGTCATGCCGGTGCCTGGTTGGAAAGTAGTAGGTGATAGTCACCACCGCCTTGCCCATTGGTTTGCACTTGGGGCAGTATGCAACAAACAGCTGCAGCCAGCGCTGCTTTTCTGCCCGGTAGTCCCAGGCGTTCGCCCGTCCGGCGTACTTGTTCAGAGATGGCGGGATTTCGGGGATCGTTATTTTCACGCATTTTCCTCCATCATCCGCTCCGCCAGCGCTATGTCATAGCTGGGCAGCTGCTTTACCTCGGCCATACCGGCCAGCTTTGCCCGGATATCCGCAGGCAGGGCTTGCATTTTTCGCTCGCTCTCCTGCCTTGCCCGGTAGCTGCGCATAAAGTTGGACTGCACCACGCTCTGCACTGTCCCGGTGTCCATGCTGGCCCATTCCCGCAGCTGGGATGGGTGTCCTACCAATCGTTGTAGGTTCTCCGGCAGGGCTGCAAACTCTTTCTCGCTGTTGTAGCCGCTGTTCCGCAGGGCCTTTGCAATCAGCGCCCATGCTTCCCCCTCGGAGAGTTCCGCCGGGCGGCTGATCTCCCCGATGCTGGCGATAATAGCCCCAATATGCGGGGGGAAACCCTTGCGGTCGCTGGCAATGTGGGACTTAACCGCCGCTGCCACAAGGTTAGCCGGGTAGTCTGCCAGCATCTCCGACCACAGGTTCACCACCGCTTCCGCATCCTGCCGCTTCATGTCCCTGTAGTAGCCGGGGTATGCGGCCTTGAGGATGGACATAACAGCCAATGTTTCAGTACGGTTCATGTTGTCCCTCCTCCTGCAGCATCTGCAAAAATACATTGTCGGTCCCACCAGCAGACTTGTCGGCTTTCAACGGGTAAACATCCTGCCAGCAGCGCTTAACGCTCTGATCGAGAATAAGTCCCTTGGTGTGGTTGTCCCCCGGTGCCAGCCGTTCCAGCTCATTCAGGATCATCTTTGCGGCACGATCAGTGAGGGGCTTTTTGATTTTCTTGCGCATCTCACAAAAGCCGTTCCAGTTCTCCATCAAGGCTTCCGGGACATCCACACGCCCCCTGGCCGTCAAGCTCCTGAT